CATATCTAATTTCATCACCGCTTCTTCTAACGTAAGTAGTTTAAATTCCTTTCTTGTAACAGGAAAAAAACCACGAAAAATAGTAGCGGGGTCATGTTGAAACATATGACTAATAAACTTAGGAAAAGTGCGCACTCGATAAGAGCACATCTTAGCAATTCCTTTATACAACGGTCTGACTACCACAGGGGTAGACAAATCGTCAGTTTCCACAGTCATAGGTTTTAACATAGCAGGGGCACACTCAACAGGGTGCACAGCTGGGAGTTCAGCACTCTCCTGAAACACAGACGCAATTATCTTAGTTTCAGTAGGCATAAAATCTCCTTTGGTAACTCTTCCCAACGAAACAAGTCTTCCATCAAATGGTTGACGATGTTCGTTGGATAAGTCTCTAACACAGGGAGGGGTATAAATACCTTGACGGTATACAACTCTCGTCCCTGTTTGATAGGCAACACGATCAGCTTCATCATCCTCTTTATATAAAGGAAAAAACACTGATTGTTCACCAACAACGGCACAATGAAGTCCTAAAACTTTAACAACACCAGTATGATCAACGGTCATATACGGTAAACCGCACATGCCGCTCTCTGATTCTAAACCGGTAGTAACAATGTGACTCCCAAGATGTAACTCATATGGAATATCACCTGCTAACTTTGTTTGATAAGTCTTAACAACTCCTCGAGCAGTTCCTTTGCCTAAAGCATATCTATGAGTCACTCGCCCACCCGTACTTAAACGATGGATACGAGCAACTTCATGTTTTCCTAGCTGGTTTTCATAATTATTCTTTTCAACCATATATCTCTTTAAACTAGGAAGAGCATTGACATTATTAGGCAAATCGAAACATGCATAATCTCTATTAGTAGGGTCCAAATAAATTTGGACTACATGTTTTGATAAAGTGACACAGGCTTCATCACCATTAACAATCTCCAGGGTATCAAAATCGGTACCCCAGCAAGCAAAATAATGTTTATTCATGTAAACACGTCTACCAGATATTAGGGCCTCGCGCATACGACCTTCATTCTTATAATAAAAATGAAGGGTTCTCATATTGCCGGATATCTTAGCGACTTGTCTATCTAAACTATCAGTGAACTTGTTTTGAAACTCAACCTTTGCCTTCTCGGACAAAGATGAATACGCTTTCTCAGCGAACGTTTTTATAGTAAGGATCGTTTCATCATCCTCTTTAGTCTCCAACAACTCTATCTCATTATCATTATGATATGAGACCTTAATCTTATTCATCTTAGCCATGTGACCGCGTGATGATGACTGCATATCGGCTTCATTTTCAGAAGCTTTCTCGATCAACACAGTCGTCAAACGGTGGTGATTCATAACTATAGCTATAGGGGCTCCAATACCAACAACGGTACAAGCCAAAGCCAACAATGAACCAAGAACAAGTGCAATGAGCATACCATGTTTATAAAAGAATCCACAAACACCAGTCTTAATCTCCTGCCATAATGTTGAGACCTTATCTCTAACATTGCAAGCAAGATAAGCACAC